ACAGTTATACCTGGTAAAAACATATTCAACACTTTAAGGTGCTAAAAAAATTTTTTAAAAATTTTAAATGAATTTAGAAAATATAGACATAAGTAAACTACCCTCTGATGTACGTAAAAAATTTAAACAGCTGCAAGTTATGCACGCTGAAAAAAAGATACAGAACAAAGCCAAAGAAGACTTTCTATCTTTTGTAAAATGTATGTGGCCTGATTTTATAGAGGGGTCCCACCACAGACACATTGCAGATAAATTTAATAAATTGGCTACGGGCGAGATAACACGCCTGATAGTTAACATGCCCCCGAGACACACCAAGTCGGAGTTTGCCTCATTCTTACTTCCGGCTTGGATGGTGGGCCGTGATCCAAAGCTCAAGATTATACAGGCAACACACACGGGTGAGCTAGCAATAAGATTCGGTCGTAAGGCCAAGAATCTAATCGACTCAGAAGATTATACAAAAATTTTTAAGACAAGATTACAAGAAGATTCAAAAGCAGCGGGACGTTGGGAGACACAGCAAGGTGGTGAATATTTCGCAGCCGGTGTTGGTGGAGCGATCACAGGACGTGGTGCAGATCTTCTAATTATAGATGATCCACATTCCGAGCAAGATGCACTTTCCCCAACAGCGTTAGAGTCAGCTTACGAGTGGTACACGTCAGGTCCACGTCAGCGTCTTCAGCCGGGAGGCAAGATCGTATTGGTCATGACCAGATGGTCTAACAAAGATCTTACAGGAAAACTGATACAGAACCAGAAAGAGGCAAAAGCAGATCAATGGCACGTGGTCGAGTTTCCAGCGATCATGGACCACGGATCAAAAGAGGCAAAACCTGTCTGGCCAGAGTATTGGAAACTAGAAGAATTAGAAAAAGTCCAAGCAACACTGCCCACGGGCAAATGGAACGCGCAGTGGATGCAGAATCCAACAAGTGAAGAAGGTGCCATATTAAAACGTGAGTGGTGGATGAAATATACCGATGAAGAAATACCACAGCTACAGCACGTCATACAATCCTACGATACCGCATTTTTAAAAAAAGAGACAGCCGATTACAGTGCGATAACGACATGGGGAATATTCTATCCTGATGAGGATAGCCCGGCCAATCTGATATTATTAGATGCAGTAAAAGGCAGATACGAGTTTCCAGAATTACGTAGATTGGCGTTAGAGCAATACGAATATTGGAAACCTGAGTCTGTTATAATTGAGGCCAAGGCATCGGGTCTGCCACTGACATACGAGCTAAGACAGATGGATATACCGGTGGTCAACTTCACACCGTCAAAAGGCAACGACAAGCATGCTCGTGTAAATGCTGTTGCACCTTTGTTTGAATCTGGTATGATATGGGCGCCTGAGCAGAAATTCGCAGACGAAGTTATCGAGGAGTGCGCGGCTTTCCCTTATGGCGATCATGATGACCTGGTTGATTCGACGACACAGGCGATTATGCGATTCAGGCAGGGCGGTCTGATTCAGCACCCTGAAGATTATATCGACGAAAAAGTCGAACAACGTAAAAGGAATTATTATTAATGAAGGCAATTCTACAATGGGTATTAAAAACTATGATGAAGGATAAGACCGGAGTCGTACAAACTTTACCCAACAAAGATCTAGTTGATTTTAATGTAAACATGACTGCAGAAAGATTGATGCGTAATGGTATTGATCCAAACTCATTAAAAAATGCTAACCAAGTAGAAAATGCTATCAATCAAATAGAAGCACCGAGAAACGTGCAACAAGGAATTAAATCTACAAAATCAGCAAAAGTATTTGACCTAGAGGGTAAAGAGATCGATCCTAAAAAAGGTATCATGGGTGGCAAACAGATACCAGATGATGATCTACCACCACCAGGTAGTCGTGGTGGTCCTGATGATATCTCAGCTCCGTTTCAATCGGCAGAGGAATCATTAAGAGATATGACAGAGGCAGAGATTAAAAAAAGAATCGAAAAACAAAACAAAGATGCTGTCAAAAGACTTAAAGATAAAATGAAAGATGATCCAGAGGACATGGCACAAGGTGGACGTGCGGGTTTCAAAGATGGACCTGATCAACCAGGCAGAAGAAAGTTTATGAAAATTATGGGCGGTCTTGCAACACTACCTATTCTTGGTAAATTTGTAAAACCAGCGATGCCCCTAATTAAAAAAGGTGCAGAGCTTTCGGCTCCAGCATTAGATAAGATCATAGAAGTAGTTATGTCTGCAGGAAAACTTGTTTCACAAAGTGGTAGAAGATTAAAAGAATTAACAACTAAGAAAAAATTAAAAGACATCGAGGTTGAAGAAGATATGATGGACGGACCTAGTTACACTATCAAAACAAAAGATAAAACTATTTACTATAGACCTGGAAAACAAGATGAGAGTGGTCTTGAAGATGACATTATAGAAGTTATTGAAGATACAGTTACTAAAAAAGCAGGTGGTGGTATTGCTAGAATGTTAGGAGAGTAATGACTCCAAAAAATTACTCACAGATGATGGCATACCTTACACGACCAGCCATGGCTCGTGGTGGACGGATCGGGTTTGATAATGGTGGTCAAACATTCGTTGAACAAGCAAAGGAACTAGGTATTAGTAAAAGTGCTTTTAGAAAACCATATGCGCCTGAGATAGAAAAAAGAATAATAGAACTTGCAAATAATGATAAGCTAGGTGCAGAGGCTATTGCTGATAAATTAACAGAAGAATTTAAAGGCAATTTTTCTAGATCACCGGTTGGTAAAAGAATAAAAATATTAAGAGCTGAAGGGAAAATAAAAAATATTCCAGTTAAAGAAAAAGCAGCGTCTATCGCTATGAGAGGTGATCTATATGGTCAACCTGCAGGAGAAAAATATTTAAAAATACGAGAGATAAGAGACGTAGATCGAAAAGCAATAGACAGATCTACTGGTGAATTAAAATTTAATATACCAGAAAAAGCAAAATTTAAAGTAAACTTTGGTAACACAGCTGCATTACAACCAGGTGTGGTGTCAAACATACCTAAAAAATTTATAGGTGTTCAATATTTTACAACCAAAAAAGCTGCAGAAAAAGCTTTAGCCGAAAGAAAAAAATTAAAATTAATAGGGGATGAAGATCCTGATCCAATAAGAAAAAAAGCAAATAAAAAAAAATATAATTTAGTGAAAGAAGTGTCCGATAATAATATTGAAAGAATTTTAGCAGATTTTAAAAAAGGTAAACCTTTGGAACAGGCTCACCGTTTGAGTTTAGATCAAGTTAAAAAAACAGGTCAGTTATATAATGTTATGAATCTAGGATTAGATTTTGATAGTCCTGAGTTTGTGCAAATAAACAATGAAGCTGTTAAACCTTTTGAGAATAAGTTAAAACAATTATATGCAGAACAAAATAAACTTTATAAACAAGTTAAAAATTTAAAAACAATACCTAAAGAACTACAAAAACAAATAGAATTTAATAATAAAAAAATATCTACTGTGGTTGATCTAGCAGGTGGAAGAGTACAAGGTCTTCAATTAGATGAGTTTACTTTAAAACCAAAAGTATATGGCACAAACTATGCAAATGTTTTAGGTTTTGGTTTATATGATAAACCTGTTAAAGAATTAACCGATGTTGATAGGGCAGAAATAGGTCTTATCATGCAAGGTCAAGTTGACAACGAAAAAAGAACTGCAGAAAAAACAGCACAAAAATTATTTGCAAATGCAAAACTATTAAACAATGTGGATCAATTAGCAATTCAGGGTTTTCGTCCCGGAGAACGAGGTTCTATTGATAGACAACTTTTAATTGATGCTGGAAAAGGATTGGGCAAAGTTGGAACTTTTGCTTTTGATAAAGTTGTAAGACCTTTAGGTACAAGAGCAGCATCAATTCCACTTGCCGGATTAACTGTTGCAGAAAATATTAGAAAAGGAGAAAATGTTGCTGATGCAGTAATAGATCCTTTAGTTGGTTTAGAATTATCTTTTCCTGGTTTGTTTAAAGAAAACGTTGCAAAGATTACAACAAATCCAACAGCTCAAAGAATTTTAAATCTGGGTAGGTTTGCTAGATTAACAACTCCAGTTGGACTTGGTATTACTGCAGCAGGATTAGGTATTGATGCAACAAAATTTACTAGGGATAGAATTAGAGAATTACAAGCAATGACACCAGAACAAAGGCAACAGTTAAGAGCCGAACAGTCTGCTCTTGCATTTGAAGGTGCGAGAGATGGCGGATTGATTGGAAAAAAATCAGGTCCACCACCGATATCAGGACCTACTCCACATGGAGACGAGGGGTTGCCAGGTATCTTTAAACGTGTTAAGAAAGGATAGGAGTATTAAATGGCAGAAATAGACAAAGGACTCCCGAACACTAGAAACCAAGAAAAAATTCCCTCACAAGAGGAGATTCAAGATGTTGCTGTTCAGGAACCAGTAGAGGAAAAAGGACCGATCGAGGTCATACCAGAAGAGGATGGCGGCGTAACATTAGACTACGAGCCAGGTGCAATCAACGTACCAGGAACAGAATCACATTTTGATAATCTAGCAGAACTTTTACCTGATGATGTTTTAGAACCAGTAGGAAACGAGATGGTTCAAAATTACATGGATTACAAAGCATCGAGAAAAGAATGGGAACAATCTTATATCACAGGATTAGATCTACTTGGTTTTAAATACGAGAATAGAACAGAACCATTTCAAGGGGCTTCAGGTGCAACACACCCAGTGTTAGCTGAGGCAGTGACACAGTTTCAAGCACAGGCATACAAAGAATTATTACCAGCAGATGGACCGGTAAGAACACAGGTTATAGGTGTAAAGAATCCACAGACAGAGCAACAGGCGGTTCGTGTAAAAGATTTTATGAATTATCTGATTATGGATCAGATGAAAGAGTACGAGGCAGAGTTTGACTCGATGTTATTTCATCTACCACTTGCGGGTTCTACATTTAAAAAAGTTTATTACGATGTGCCAATGGGCAGAGCAGTATCAAAGTTTGTACCAGCAGATGAATTAGTTGTGCCATACACTGCAACAAGCATTGAGGATGCAGAGTCTGTAATTCATGTAATTAAAATATCAGAAAACGAATTAAGAAAACAACAGGTCAATGGTTTTTACAGAGATGTAGAATTAGGACCACCAGGTCATGTAGAAAAAAATGATCTTGATAAAAAAGAAAAAGAATTAGACGGAACTAAAAAGACAGGTAAACAAGAACCTGTGTATACTCTGTTAGAGTGTCATGTTAATCTTGACCTAGAAGGTTTCGAAGAAGTTGGTTCTAATGGTGAGCCAACAGGAATAAAATTGCCCTACATTGTAACTGTAGAAGAAGGCAGCCGAGTAGTCCTCTCCATACGGAGAAACTATGCGCCCAATGATCTGAAGAAAAATAAGATCCAATATTTTGTCCACTTCAAGTTTCTGCCAGGACTAGGATTTTATGGCTTTGGACTCATTCACATGATTGGCGGATTGAGTCGTACGGCAACGGCGGCTCTCCGTCAATTATTAGACGCAGGGACTTTATCAAACTTACCAGCAGGATTTAAACAGAGAGGTGTTAGAGTCAGAGACGAGGCAGCTCCTATACAACCGGGTGAGTTCAAAGATGTGGATGCACCAGGTGGATCACTACGTGATGCATTCTTTCCATTACCATACAAAGAACCATCACAGACATTATTAAATCTTTTAGGTATTGTTGTTCAAGCTGGTCAAAGATTCGCGAGCATAGCTGACATGCAAGTTGGTGATGGTAACCAGGCAGCAGCGGTTGGAACAACAGTTGCATTATTAGAGCGTGGTTCAAGAGTCATGAGCGCAATACACAAGAGATGTTATGCAGCGATGAAAGAAGAATTTAAATTATTATCAAAAGTAGTATCACAATATCTGCCACCAGAATATCCATACGACGTTGTTGGTGGTGCAAGAAATATTAAACAAGCTGACTTTGATGATAGAATAGATGTCGTCCCTGTAGCGGACCCTAATATATTCTCGATGTCACAGAGAATCACACTAGCACAGACACAATTACAAATAGCAACATCAAATCCTGCGTTACATAACATGTATCAGATTTACAGAAATATGTACGAGGCGATTGGTGTAAAAAATGTTGATGCAGTTTTACCTGCACCAGCGCCAACAGCGCCGATGGACCCAAGTATGGAGCATATAAATGCATTAGCAGGTAAACCTTTTCAAGCTTTTCCAGGTCAGGATCACAGAGCACACATCACAGCTCACTTAAATTTTATGTCAACTAATATTGTTAGAAATAATCCTGCAGTTATGGCAGCGATACAAAAAAATATTTTAGAACATATCAGTCTGATGGCTCAAGAACAGGTACAATTAGAGTTTAGAGAGCAATTACAACAGATGATTATGATGCAACAGATGGCAGCAACAGATCCTAGGATGCAAGCACAGCTTCAAGCGCTGACAAATCAGGTCGAAGCGAGAAAATCTGTGCTGATCGCAGAGATGACAGAAGAATTTATGAAGGAAGAGAAGAAAATTACGTCACAATTCGACTCTGATCCGCTTTTAAAACTAAAATCACGTGAGGTTGACCTTCGTGCGATGGAAAATGAGCGTAAAAAAGACAATGATGAGGCCCAAATCGACCTTGCAAGAGCAAGATTGATGCAACAAGGCGAGATTGCAGAAGATAAGATGGAACAAAACGAAGATTTAGCTAAATTAAGAGCTGGAGTTAGTCTTGCAAAGACCGGAGTCAAGCAAGCAGCGGTAATCACGGAGGATAATTAATGCCACTAAACAAAAAAGGTAAAAAAATTATGAAATCTATGAAGAAACAGTATGGTAAGAAGAGGGGTGAAAAGATATTCTATGCATCTAAGAACAAAGGTGTTATAAAAGGAGTGAAAAAAGGAGCATAAATGCAAAAACTAGATAAAATAAAAGAAGTTAAGGTTGCAGAGCAAAGTATCGAGGTAGATCCTAGATCTAAAACTACTGCAGACCAAGCTTTTAACTATATTGCTACAGGAAAACCTGAGATGCCAGTTGGTGGTCAGAAAAGAATGTTAGCAGAGAAAAGAAGAAACTCTAAAGCGTACTAATCATGTGGTTATCGGCGATAAAATTAGCCGTCTCTGCAGGAAGTAAGATTTACGCTAACAAACAGAAGACGAAAATGGCAATGTCAGAGGCACAACTCTTACATGCTGATCGTATGGCCCGAGGTGAGGAAGCTTACCAGGGAAAATTGTTAGAAGCCCGACAATCGGACTGGAAAGACGAGGCAGTTTTAATAATTTTAAGTTTACCCGTGTTGGTGCTCGCATATGCAGTTATATCGGACGACCCAACTGCTATGGACAAGGTAAAATTATTCTTCGAGATGTTCTCGCAGCTCCCGTCATGGTTTACCAATTTGTGGATCCTTGTCGTGGCGTCGATATATGGTATAAAGGGTACACAGATTTTTAGAAACGGAGGCAAAAAATAATGCGTAAAAAACTTATAGAATTATTTGGTGGTGGATTTAAAAAAACTTCTCCAACTATAACTAAAGTTGATCCATTTGTACCTACAACAAAAGCAGAAAAAAGTGCTAGAGATTTAAGACGTGCAGTACGAGCAAGAAAAACTTCCGAAGTAAAATTAGACAATACTGTATTTAGAATTAAACAAGAAAAGAAAAAACTTGAAGAACAAAGAAATAAAAATAAAAAAATGGGTGGTGGATTCATGGGTAAAAGAATGGGTTACAGTAAAGGCACTCCAAAACCAAAAACAAATGTTGAAAAAATAAAAGAAGCATTTGGTTCAAAAAAAGGATTAAAAAAAATAGATCCAAAAAAACAAAAAGGGTTAGCTAAATTAAAAAAAGCAAGACCTGATGTTGTTAGAAAAATGGGATACTTTAAAAAAGGTGGTGTATCCTAATGGCTAAACCAGGTTTATATGCAAACATACATGCTAAAAGAAAACGTGGTGGTAAGATGCGAAAGAAAGGTGCAAAGGGTGCACCAACTGCAGCGAACTTTAAAAGAGCTGCACAAACAGCGAGGAAAAAATAATGACTAAATTATGTCCAAGAGGTAAGGCCGCAGCGAAAAGAAAATTCAAAGTATACCCGTCAGCATATGCTAACGCCTATGCTTCTAAAATTTGTGCAGGTAAAATTAAAGATCCATCTGGTTTAAAGAGAAAAGATTTCAGAGGCAGCAAAGCCGAGGGTGGATTAATGGAAGCAACTGCTAGATTAAAAAGACAGGGTCTAGGTATGGGTGGCTCTGTTTGCAAAATAGCCAAAAGAGGACAAAACAGAGACGCTATCGGAAAGAATTCTTAATGCCATGGCAAAGAACGGACTTGATAAATGGTTTGCCCAGAAGTGGGTAGATATAGGAAGTAAAAAGAAAGATGGATCTTTCTCAAAGTGTGGAAGATCAAAACAAAAGAAAGATGCAAAACGTAAATATCCAAAATGCGTCCCACTTGCAAAAGCAAGACGTATGACTGAAAGCCAAAGACGATCAGCAGTGCAAAGAAAAAGAGCGGTGGCACAGGGTGTTGGTGGTAAACCAACAAACGTTAAAACATTTGCAAAAAGAAAAAAAGCTATGGGTGGTGGTTTTATGGCAAGGAGATCGATGTATGTCTAGAAATGACTATGGATTAAGATTTGGTGAACCAAAACAATATTATGGAAATTTTCCTGATGGCAGGGCAGCTGCAGCAAAAGGCACCATGCCACCAAGAAATAAAAAAAATTTTAGACCCACTAAAAAAGGGGCTGGAATGACAGAGGCTGGAGTTAAAGCTTATAGAAAATTAAATCCAGGTTCTAAATTAAAAACAGCGGTCACTGGCAAAGTCAAACCAGGATCAAAAGCTGCTAAAAGACGTAAATCATTTTGTGCAAGATCACTTGGACAAATGAAAAAATTTCCTAAAGCTGCTAAAGATCCTAATTCTAGATTGCGTCAAGCTCGTAGAAGATGGAAATGTTAATGGTCGCTAAAGTAGCAACAATAAAAAAGAAAATTAGACAAGGTAAAAAACTAGGTTTTAGTGAAAGAGCTAGGGCTGTTAATAAAGGTTTATTACCGTCTAAAACAAAGAAAAGGAGAACATAATGCCAGGAATGAAAAAACCAAAAATGATGGGTGGTGGAATGATGAAAAAACCCATGATGAAAAAAGGTGGTATGGCTAAATTAAACCCAGGTTTAAAAGCATACCTAATGAAGAAGAAAAAAAAGAAGAAAAAAGCATAATGGTTAAGAAAATAAAAAAAGTTGCGAAAGCACTAAAGAAAGCTTCTGGTTTACATAAAAAACAAAGTAAAATTATAGAGAAGCATATTAAGGAGATGAAACGTGGCGGATCCAAAAGTAGGTACAGGTAAAAAACCAAAAGGTTCTGGACGTAGACTTTATACGGACGAAAATCCTAAAGATACCGTCCGTATAAAATTTGCAACACCAGCAGATGCAAGAGCAACTGTTGCAAAAGTTAAACGTATCAGCAAACCATTTGCTAGAAAAATACAAATACTAACAGTAGGTGAACAACGAGCTAAAGTTATGGGTAAATCTAAAGTGGCTAGTATTTTTAAAAAAGGAAAAGATGTTATCAGAAAAACGAAAAAAGTTTAATGGTAAGTCTTATAGAGTATCAGACCTAAAAGAGGGACCTTATAAAAAGAAACTCGTAAAAGGTTTAATGTCTGCAAGAAGAGATGTGGGCAAAGCTCTAAAAAAGAAAGATAAGAAAATGGAGAGAAATGCACGTAATCGTGTGCATAAATTTAAAATTAAATTAGGAGAAAGATAATGCAATTAGAAAGCGTAATAAAAAGATTAATTAAATTTATTAATACTAGAACAGAGGCTTTATCTATAACAGTTACATCAGGAGGTGTTGACAATATGGAAAAGTATCAGTATATAATAGGACAGATAAACGCCCTAGAGGCAACAAGACAGGAACTCTCTAACCTGCTAGAAGATAAGGAGCAAAATGAAGGAACAGTCATCGATATTAAAACCAAACAATAAACTTGTTGGTGTAAAACCGTCAAAAACAGAAGAACCAAAATTACCAAAACCTACGGGTTGGAGACTTTTAGTTTTGCCTTTTAAGATGAAAGAAAAAACTAAAGGTGGATTAGTATTAGCTGAAACTACATTAGAAAAGCAACAAGTCGCTTCACAAGTAGGATTAGTTATGGCCATGGGCCCAGATTGTTATAAGGATAAAGAGAGATATCCTGATGGTCCATGGTGTAAAGTAAAAGATTGGATTATGTTTGCACGTTATGCGGGTAGTCGAATCAAAATAGATGGTGGGGAAATGCGTCTGCTAAACGACGATGAAGTGTTAGCAACAATTGATAGTCCAGAGGACATCTTGCATGAGTTCTAAACATAGGAAGGAGTAACTATGCCAGACGAAGAAAATAAAATGGTACCCATCGATACATCAGGACCTGATGCTACAGTGGATATTGAAGAAAAAAAAGACGAAGCTGTAATCGAACAGCCGGAACAAGAAACAGAAGCAACGGAAAAAGAAACAGATAAGACATTTGAAAACGAACGAGAAACAAAGTTAGACGAAAAAAAAGATAGTGAGTTAGAAGACTACAGTAAAGGTGTACAAGCTCGTATTGCGAAATTAACTCGTAAGATGAGAGAAGCAGAAAGAAGGGAAAAAGCTGCTCTTGATTACGCCAAAGGTGTAGAAGAAAAAAGACAACAATTAGAATCTAAATTTAAAAAAACAGATTCTGATTATATCAAAAAATTTGAGACAACCATATCATCAGGATTAGAAGCTGCACAAAAAGAATTAGCGGCAGCTATCGAAGCTGGTAATGCAGAGGCTCAAGTTGCTGCTAACAAAAGAATTGCAACTCTCGCATTTGAGAATGCAAAGTTAGAAGCTGCAAAAGAGGGAAGAGAAAATGTGCAGGCAGAGAAACCTGTGCAAAACCTTTCTCAAGGTGGTCAGATAAATCAACCAGCTATGGATGATTCGATTAATACGGATCCAAGAGCTGAAGCATGGGCTGCAAAGAACTCATGGTTTGGCACTGACAGAGCTATGACTTACACCGCGTTTGAGATACATAAGGATCTTACTGAAAAAGAAGGGTACGATCCAAGTTCTGATGAGTATTATGCAGAGGTTGACAAAAGAATCAGAGTTGACTTTCCGCATAAATTTGGTAAAACTGATGAAAAGCAATCGGCCGCCCCTGTTCAGACAGTGGCTTCAGCTAAAAGAAGCGTAAAGCCTGGTCGCAAAACTGTGAGACTCACATCATCACAGGTCGCAATAGCGAAAAAATTAGGTGTGCCACTCGAAGAATACGCAAAACAATTAAAAAACACGGAAGGAGCGTAACATGGAAAAAGAAAACAAAACTTCTCGTGCGAATCAGACACGGTCAAAATCTGAGAGACCTAAAGTGTGGGTTCCACCATCATCTCTAGATGCACCCCCTGCACCTGATGGATTCAGGTATAGATGGATAAGAGCAGAGGTAGTAGGCTACCAAGATACGAAAAACATAACTGGAAGATTAAGAGAAGGTTATGAGTTAGTTCGTGCCGAGGAAGTTGAAAATGCCAGTGATTATTTT